ATCTACGAAATCCGTAAGACCTAATACCTAATACAACGAGGGAGGTTAGCTATAATGGCTAGCTTCCCTTTTTTTTGCATTATGTCAGCCTGACTGACCTATGGATAAACTACATGACAACATTCGTTACGCCTATGACTCAACTGGATGCAGTCAATATCGTCCTGAAGGGAATGGGTGAACCAAAGATCGCCTCGTTAGACGGTGCTGGACTTGATGCTCTAATGGCTGCTGATTTGGTAGATGAAACCAGTCGAGCACTTCAGACCGAAGGCTGGCACTGGAACAGAGAGTATCCTAAAATTTCTCCTGATTCTAACGGTTTCATAAATCTACCCTCAAATACACTAACAGTAAACACTAACGGTGAGTCTGCACAGTATGACTATGTAGCCCGAGGTTTACTCCTGTATGACCGTAGTAACTCTACGTATGTCTTTACCAACCCTGTTCGACTAGACCTTTACGTAGGTTTACCTTTCGAACAACTACCCACTTCTGCCCGCATCTTTGTAGCCGCTGCTGCTGCTCTAACTAACCAGCAAGGTGAACTTGGCTCAGATACGCTTAACAAGTTTCTCAAAGAAAAGGCTGAGACTGCTAGGGTTATGTTGGTTAGAGATAACTACAAAGCTACTAAGCCTAATGCTATACGTGATAACTGGTCTGTACTAGCTACCACTCAGCGAACATTCTTCAACAGAGGATTGTTCCAAAGTGGAGGCTACTAATGCCCTTAATCGCTAGCTCTATGCCTAACCTTGTAGCTGGTGTATCCCAACAACCTCCTACACTTCGAACTCCTACTTCATGTGACGAAATGTTTAATGCTTGGCCTTCAATGGCTACAGGGTTAAACAAGCGTCCACCTACTGAGTGGATTGCTAAGCTTACTGCTGTAACTCCTACTAATGGTGCTGTAGGTTATCTCATTGACCGTGAGGGGACATATAGGTTTATCCTTGTGCTATCCGGTGCTGACATGTATGCTTATGATATACAGGGTGTAGCTCAGACTATCTCGTTTCCATCTGGTAAAGCTTATCTAGCTACTCCTACTCCCTTATCATCGTTTAAGTTCTTGACTGTAGGTGATACTACATTTATAGCTAATCGTGATGTTACAGTTACAACTACTACTGTAGCTGAGGATGGAACTAGGTTAGACCCTAGTGGTAGAGCTACACTATATGTAACACAAAGCTATTCAAATACTGTATATGCTGCTTATATCAATGGTGTACTCAAAGCAAGCTTCACCACATCAAACGGTATCTCAACCTCTGTAGAATCCACGTCTGCCATTGCCACTGCCCTTGGTAGCGCCTTGATTACCTCTGGTTATACCTTGACTGTCTATGGTTCCACAATCGAACTCTCTGGCCTTGCTGGTGGTACTACGGTTCGTGGTTATAGCTCACAGGGTGATCATGGGTTAAAATGGTATACCGACGCAATCTCTGAGTTCACTGGTCTACCTCCTAGCTCTGTTAATGGCCGCTTGTTAAAGATTCGTGGTGACTTAAAGACTAACGGTGATGACTACTTCGTGTACTACAAGGATGGCCTATGGATTGAATGTGCTGGCTATGGTGCATGGGAGAAACCTAATCCTGCTACTATGCCTTGGAAGATTGTGTACAACGGTGGTACAAACTGGACATTCCAGCAACACACTTGGTCTACACGGTTATCAGGGGATGCTTCGTCTAACCCTAATCCTTCCTTCATTGGTAACACCATTATGGATATGTTCTTCTACACTAACCGACTAGGTTTCCTGTCAGATGAAAACATTATCCTAAGTGAGTCTAACCACTTCGAGACTTTTTATCGTACTACCTTGGCAACACTGGTAGACAATGATCGCATGGATTTGGCTGTGTTCAACACTGGTGTAGACATTCTACGCCATGCTATACCTTTTGATAAAGACTTGCTGATTATGTCTGACCGTGCTCAATACAGGTTTGCATATCAGAACTACCTTGGCCCTAAGAACTCACAAATCTCATTCTCAACCTCGTTTAACGTGTCGCCCAGTGTGAAACCTGTTAACGTGGGTAGCTCTGTCTACTTTGTGGATGACAGGAGTGAGTACCAGTACGTCAAGATGTTTGAGTTCTCACCTCAGCAAAACAGGGTGGGCGATGATGCTGATGAAGCAACTGCTCCTATCCCTTCTTATATTCCTAGTGGCGTACAGTTTAGCTCTGGTTCATCTCGTGTGAAATCAATGGTTAGCAATTCGTCACTAACTCCTGACACACTGTATCTCTACAAGTTCTTCTGGAATGGTCAGAACAAAGTTCAAAACTCTTGGTTCAAATGGCAATTCCCTGATTGCGTAAAGGTACACTGGGCTGGCTTCAGTAAAAACTATCTCTACCTTGTTATCGAGCGTAGTGATGGTGTCCACTTCGAACGTATTAGAATGGATGAAGCCGTGTTTACCCCTCGTACTTCCACATCTCCGACAAGGATGGTAGTTGATCGTCAAATCCCTAAGTCTAAAGTAATTCTCTCTTATAACTCTACAACTAACTTAACAACTGTTACGCTACCGTATGCGACTAATGGAACTGTTGAGATTGTAGGCTGTTTGATGACTGGGTTAACCTCAACTTACATTTATGATCAACGAATGGCAGTTACAAGAGTAAACTCCACTACTGTTACAGTACCTAATGATATTACAGGTTACACCTATCTTACCATTGGTATACAGTATGACTTTCTATTCAGGTTCAACCAAGTCTTTCTCCGAGACAAAGTGTACACTGGATCAGGTATGAATCTAATCGCTAACCTAGATGCAGGTAGATTGCAGATGCGCTATGTAACACTAGCTACTAACAATACTACTTACTTCTATACATTGTTGAAATATGCTGGCAGGGCTGACTTTAAAACTGAGTTTACTTCTAATAAACTGGGTAGCCCCTATGTCATCTTAGGTGATATGAATTATGCGGACGATGTTTACAGGGTGCCTCTGATGGGTAACTCTCAGGACATGGTTCTTGAAATACACAACGACAGCCCATTTCCTAGTACGTTTGCCTCCGCTGAGTGGCAGATGATCTACAGTCCAAAGGCTGCTCAAAGAATGTAACATGAACTATATACGTAAAACTACAGTTGAAGATGTGGTCTACGTAGCTGATAATATGAGAACAGAAGACGTTGAAGAGTGCAAGGCTAATGGCTTTTCACCCTTTGACGCCCTCTGGAAGGGATACAATGCAGATGGAGTGTGCTATACAATGGTAGACCCTGAGGGTAAGCCTGCTGGCCTCCTCGGCGTGTCCCTGTTAGCTACATCTGGACTAATTTGGCTCCTTGGTACGCCTAGTATCGAGCAATACGGAATTACTTTCCTTAGGCAGTGTAAGCCCTTTCTTGAGCGATTGTTCGAAGAGGCTAACCGTGACCTACTCTGGAACTACACATATAAACTAAACACACTTCATCATAAGTGGTTGAAATGGCTAGGCTTCTCCTTTGTGCGAGAAGTGGGCGACTTCTATGAGTTTGCTAAGCTGAAGAAAGGCTAATCTATTTAATGTGCACACCTATTCTTGGACTAGCTATGAGTGCCGCTAGTCAAGTGGCTAGCTTTGCAGGCCAACAACAACAAACAGATGAATACAATGCTGCTGCTGCTCAGAAC